CATAATGTTTCTAATGATATTCTTTTTGCCAAATATGTTTTAATCAATATAGGGTGTTGTCCTCTGATTACTTTAAAAATCTTGTTAAAGTTTTTTTCACTTTTTCTTAATAACTGTTCCATATCTCTTTCGAAGTAATATGCCAATCCATCAATTCTTTTTTGTCTATCAAAATATACATCACTATTCATATCTTTTATGTAAGGCGACTTATTACTGACGAAATTGCTAACAAAAAAGTCCACAATACGATCACCGTATTTTCTCCCAGCCTTAACAAAAAAGTATTTGTCGTTTCGCTGAATAAATGTTTCATACTTTGCGTTAGTCTCACCATTGTATCTGAAAAAGTCGTAATCATCTTTCGTAAAGTGTAGCTTGATAGCCAAGTATTTTTTGTATGCTTCGTATCCTTCATTCATTAAACTGGTAGTGTTGCTGTCTTAGGTAAAAAGTTTAGATCCTGTGCGTTCATTTTAATTTTGTCTTTTAGGTTTCTATTAATCAAATGTGTAATTTGATCTGGTTCTATTTCTTTTTCAGCACAATAATCCAATACTGCTTCCATATGTGTTATTCTTTTTTTACTTGCTCGTTTTTCTACTTCTAATGCGAATTGTTTAGGTGTCATTTTTGTCCTCTTGTTTTGTCTCATCATATAGAATAGCACAAATCAGAGCATAGTTTGCCATATCAATTAGTGTGTCTCTTATACTCTCGTCTTTTACTTTTAGTTCATTCTGTTTAACAAAAGACATTAAACGACTAAACTTATCACCTATACGAATTGCCACACCTTTCCATGCAGGTATGCCAGCCATTTCACATGTTCTAAAATTTTTAAATACATCTTCTTGTGAAGCATAATCGTGTCGCTTCATATCGTGAACTTCTTTCATCTTGTCTAATAGATTATAAAATTCTTCACTTTGTTTTCCCATTATTTTATTTCCTCATTTACTATATCAAGCATTAAGTCTTCTTGAAACTTTGTTGATAAACCGTATGCCATAATACACGATAAACCTGTATCAGGTATCGTCATTAAATAGATACCTACTTTTGTATCTATGTTATGCCAGTAAGATACTGTGCCAATTAAAGAACCAGACATTTGACCTTGTGTTCTTACATCGCCACTATGAACCAAATTCATTTTGAAGTCCTCTATGATTTTTGCTAGAACAACTATTGAATTACCACAATAGACAGGCACATTCGTCATTTGCATTTCATTTGGCGAAAACCATTTCTCATCAGGATGTGCTTCTGCGTTAGTGTTTTTGAATGTAAATGTACACCCTATCAGTAATGTTGCTAGTATTAGACTAATTTTTTTCATTCTCTACCCACTTGTAAAAGTTTTCTACGGCTTCTTTGAGTTTAGGTAGATAATCTTTTTTGTCTTTCTTAAACACTTGTGTTGTGCCTTCTTCTGTCACAACAAGAATAACTATCTGACTAATATCTTCATCAAAATGTTCTTTATACATTTCAGCGTATGCGGAACCTTGTATAAAGTAATTTTCAATCCAGTCTTCTTTTTTCTCTTTACTTGATGTTTTAAAATCTATAATTGATGGTGTGCCTTGAAAGTTCGCCACACAATCACACCTACCTGCCACAGTATAATCTGTGGAATACATTTGTGCCTCTTGTAATCTAATATTATTTATGTCGATCAAACATTCTCTCTTTAGAACATCAAACATCATTCTAGGTAGAAATTGTTTTTTGTATTTTTCAACTTCGTTGATGTCTATGTTGTTGAGATAATCTTCAACCATGTTATGAAGTGCGGTACCTCTGTTGGCGGCTTGTATCATTACATGATTGGCAACATCTTCACCAACTTTTTTTCGCCATTCATGTAAACCTTTTTTATCTCGTATGGATAAAACAGAGGTAATGGAAGGATAGATATCTTTGGTTTCTAAATGTTCGTAAAATCTTTTGCCATTGACGTTCTTGGCTTTAAGAGGTGGTAATTCTTTTGTAGGCGGTGTATGTGTAATTATTCTCATTATATGCTCACTTGTATTTGTATAGTATCGTATTATATCAGGCTTTGACTAAAAAGTCAAGGCCTAATCTTTAGTAAAAAAAGGGTCTGGTTTCTTTGTGTCTTTCTGTATTTGTTGAAAGACCTTAACAAACTTATCAAACTCTTTTGCCGCTGTGTATCTACCTGCCTTGTAAGCAATATAGAGACACCCCACAGCAATAATTGTGTGTGTTATTGGATCCACTTTGTAGCCTCCTGTGCGACTTCATCAACTCGTCTAGTCCAACCTCTACCAAAAGTCTCGAATGTTGATAACCCTTCGTAATACTCTTGTCTCATAGATTGGTATTTTTCAATTGTTTCTGCGACAGAATTTTCTTTTACATAATCATCAATACATTTCAATGTATTTGGTCCTATGCCACCATCAACGGTTGTGCCCACTAATCGTTGTATAAATTTAGCTGCACGACCAGGACCTGCATTAACAGCAAAATCAAAGATGCATAAATCTAAACCTTCTGGTAGATCATCACCTTTCACTCTATCCCAATAGTTTTGTTTGTAAATAGGTTCAACATCTTCTTTTGTTAAATCCTTCATTTCTTTTTTGCCACCAAAGTCTTCATAAACTCTTTTAGTGACACCCAAGTTTGTTTCGCCACCTGGATCTTTTGGATGATTTACATAACCACCTTCATGGTGTAATATTACTTCTAATGCTTCTGAAAATTTGTTACTCATTGTAGTGTAATCCTGCCTTTATTTTTTCTATTAGATAACTCTTTAACATACCACTTCTTACAATATCATTAAGATCAAACTCGATACAATCAACTTCTTTCATTGCTTGCATGATATTGACGAAATCTAATATGCCATTTCTATCATTTGTTTTTGTTAAATCTGTTTGTTGAATATCACCAGCAAACACTATTCTTGTATTTTGACCTACTCTTGTCATGATTGTATCTAACTCATGAAAGTTTAGGTTCTGGCACTCATCTACAATAATTACTCCATTGTCGATTGTAATACCTCGTAAGAAACTTGTTGATAAGAAATCTATTGTTCCTTGATTTCTTAGGTCTGTGTATAGTCTATCAAACTCTGCATCTGAGCCTCGTTGAAACATGAATCTTACCATGTTCTGATAAGGCACTTGATATAGATACGACTTGTCCTCCTCATCGCCAGGTAAGAAACCTATGTCTCTGGTTGGCAACAATGAGCGAACAATATATACTCGTTCTCTAGGTGATTTAGGATCCAACACATCTTTTAGAGCATTGTATAATGCAACAAAAGTTTTACCTGTTCCTGCTACACCATATAGAAAAAGATTTTGTCCTTTTTCATAAGAGGCAAATACCTCTTTTTGATTGTCGGTTATTGGTTTTATCGTATTCAATTCTGATGACGATATGTTTAACTTTTTTTTACTTACCATAATTTTTTCACCGTTTTAATGAGTGGCAACTCAGCTTACACCTCGGATTCTGTTTACCAGTCTATGATATTCCTACTGTTGGCGCTGTTGCCTTTCTACTATTATTTATATTTTTCCTTTCGCTCTGGCTCTATGTTTGGCTAAAGTCTGTCTAGTCTTTGATTCTTTTATACCTTGTCTTCTATATCTTTCACCTAACGGACTAGTAGGATGTTTTTCTGCGATACGACTTAAATGATCTTTCCAACCACTATCTGTTTTGCTATCTATCTGACCTACACTTCCTACAATGTTCATTTGTGTTGGTGGTAATAAAGTAATATGTTTCTTCTTTGTAAATTTTTCCATTTCTGCAATGGTCATTAATTCTTCAAATTCTGTTTTTGTTTTACTATTAAAAAATCTATATGTTGGCATTACCAGATGTCCTCATACTTTGATTGTATCTTTTCATAGTTTAGTGTTTTCTGTGCTGTGTGAAAGAACTCTGGTCTTCTCTTTGCTGTTTCAAACGTACCCACAGTAAGAAAAATTGCTACTAAGAATACAAAGTGAGCCACAGCAGTATAACCAAATACTGTCCAACTACCAACTAATAGTGAAAAGACAATGCACCACATCCATGCTAGAATCTGTGTCACAAAATGTCTTGTATTAAAATCTTGTATATGTCTGAGTGGATTTTTATCCCAACCCATGACGCCTTCATACGAATCGTAAATAAATTTTCTCATTATTCTATCCAACTATTGACAATACCCATACCGTAAATGGCCACAGATATTGCGTTTAAAACTATTAAGGCACGATCATGCCAGATCATACCAACAATCAACCATCCTATCATACCAACTAATGCTATGTATAGATTGATAGGAAAGATGTTTACAGAGGTTAGTATCATCGCTATAATTAAAAATACACTACTAACCCATTTAATATACCAAGAAGTATCATATCTTGGTGTAACTTTTTTATAGACACGACTACTATTTAATTTAGCAATCTTGTCATCTAACTTTTCATCAATAGGTTTGATTTCGTTTGGATCAACACTATCCATACCCATTGTTCTTTCTTCGGCCGTAGGCCATCTCTCTGGTGACATTATAAATCCGCAATCTTAAATTTTTTAATAACATTTTTTGTTGGAATAACAGTAGTATTACCACCATCTGCTAAACCACCTTTTTCATCATAAGAATAATCACTCATTAATACATGAACTTTTCTATCACTCTTTACTAACCAACCAGTCGAAACACAGGTTGCAGGTTTAGAATCAATGATATCTTTCATATCTCGCCAACCACTATCACTTTGTATATCTTCCCAATATACCAAATAGAAATCATATGTAAATGGTATTTCAGGAACTTCGTCTTTAAACTTTTTAGTCTTTGTTTTTCTCATTTATCTTTTCCCCTATTGCCCATACCATTATGGTAATGAATAATAAATCTAATAGTATAAGTCCTAATAATATATTTGTCATGCTACTCCTTCAGCAAACCATTGTGGTGTTTCTCGTTTAGTCCATTTGGCAAAATATGCTTTTGCTTCTATATAATAATTTTTGTATGATTGTAGAGAATCACCTGGCACGATACATTGTGGATAATGTTTCATTGCAGGTGGTGGATCTTTCCAATCAATCACAGGTATATTGTTTGGCACTCTTTCTAACAATTGATTAAGTAATACATTGGTAGAATGAACCTTTCCGTATCTGTGTGTATATTCATGACCTAGTTTCTTAAACAATCTGTATAACCATTGATAATGTAATTTGTTTTCTCGAACCCATACGGCTGATGGATGATTGAAATGACATGCCTTGTAAATAATTTTTTCATGATTTGAATTTTGTAATCTGTATCTTTTTATTTTTCTACCATTCTTTGAGAGGTCTTGATATTCAATACCATCTAACATTCTGTGAGCCGTTGATAGTAATTGAGCATACTCGACAATCATTTTGACCACATGTTTATCAACATGTTCTTTTGCAGCTTGTTCTGGATCTCTATGTAGAAAAAATATGTTCATTTTATTTCAAATTCCTTTTTTAAGTTATCTGTTATACGAATTAAACCAGATTCTAGATTAGTTAATGCTTGATCTATTTCCTGTATGTCTAATTCTATTTGTATTATTGTTTTTTGTGTTTGTAGTTCTTTTGCTTCATCTACTTTATTCAGTAAGTAAAATATAACTAAGAAACATACCACAAAAGCAAATGTAATTATATCAGGTATTTTTGGCATTGTCAACCCCCTTTTTGTTAATATTGTTCAATTAATAACATCATAGCATATAAATGATGAAACCAAATATACTTCATATCCTCTGGTGCCGTATTATATGCTCGTTCTAACGCATTTACTCGTTTCCAATATGTTTTATAACTCATATACACCTTTTATATTGTATTTGATAATATTTTTTACTAATTCTCTATATTGTGGTTTAGTAGCATATTTGTCTAGTGTATCAACTAAAGTATAAACATCAGCA